CCGGTCCATCCTGTGAGATACACGACCTTTCCCAAATGTCTAGCATTTCCGCGGAGTTTGGGAGTTTGCACAGGAGGCACTCGAGCTGCAGCCAGGATCCCGGGAAAGACAGGTGAATAGCCCTGAACAAATTTGGCAGATTTGCCGGAGTTTCGGGAGTTTTGCCTTGACAGGAAATCCCGGGCGCGCCTGGTGCGTCATCCGCGGTCCGCGGCCCTCGGCCCAATATTATTTATTAAAAACGGAGTTTGGGAGTTTCAAGAAGTCGAGGTCCTTGAGCCTTCCTTCGTACAACCCGGGCACTGAATCGATGTCCTTTTCGCGTAAGTCTTGGGCCACGGCCCCTGAAAACAGTTTAACCCTGGACCCTCCTTGGGCCTTGGGCAAGTTAACAAGTATGAATACAGGCGCTCCGTAGCCTGCATACCATTTATTCCACGCTGTTTGAAGAGGTGAAATACGAATACGATTATTAGCTTGTACTATCTTCAGCTCAAGAGTGAAGAATCCTGTAACATTGTGAAATATTACGCAATCAGGGAATCCTGGCGTAACATAGCTCTCAATCCTCGAGATGAGATACTTCTCCTCCCCATTTTCCAACAATCTCTTTACACTCTTCCAGAAATTTGTTTCTGTTTTTACGGTCATAAACCGTCTTGTCCTTCACTACCTTCTGTTTCCACTTCGGTGACGTCCTTAAGTCCTTCGCCATCGGATTTCTCTTCGACCGAAAGGACAGTTTGATTACCTTCTTTTTTAAATTTTCCATCTAATCCTAATTCCTTTAATTGTTTTAGAACTTCTTCACGGGACATACTATCAATAGTCCCTGTTCTGATTTCTTTCCTGTCAATGTACAATCCCGCAGCCTGCCCTCGCAGGCGCTCAGCATTAACAGCAGCACTAAAAGACTTTTCCACGAGAGACTTCTCACGCAGTCTGGCCAATTCTTGTACGTGTTTTTGTAGTTTAACTTCATGTGTTTTTTCAATCTCCGCCCTTCTCCTGACAATAGCATCCACGACCTTTGGGTATCTTTTACCATTCAACAACAAAGAAGACGACACATTCGCGCTGTCCTCCTTATACCCAGCCTGTCTCGCGCACTCAGTGGGAGTCAACCTCCCTTCATTCTCCGTGAATATCTTTACGAACATGCGCTGTTTTACAGTCAATCCATCCCCACCCTTCGGGTATTTCAATGACATGTCTTTAGGTGCCACCAAAGTGCCACCCCCCGTGATATTGCTTATGCGTGGATCTACCATCTAAGTCCTTGTAATAGAGTTATTTTTTCTGATTTTATTTTTATCATTTTCAAAAATGCCCCTCACGTTGTCTACAGGTGGCACCTAGGTGGCACCATATAAACGGTTGAAATATAAGCATTAACAGCAAAAGGTGCCATGGTGCCATCAAATCCCCGGTATTTAAAAAAATAAAAAATCTTTTTTCCCTGGTGATCCCTATACATTAACTTCATATCACTGAAATTGACCGATTTCTGCCATTTCCAAAACTGATCCATCCACGCTGCTTCAGTTGATGGACGAACCTGTGAACATGACTCTTTGAATTTGAGCCGATCAACTGCTTGATCTCCTCGTATGAGGGGGAATATCCGTTAGATTTTATGAAGTCCACGATGATATCATATACCATTTTTTGCTTGGGTGTTAGTCCTAATTTATGCATCTCGAGGAGTGTATTTTTCACCCGTGATTCCATCAATATATGTCTTTCTTCCCTTTCCTGGAAATTCATTGTACCCCGTCTCGTTCGGATTCGGCCCGTAATTCTTGCGCACCTTGGCGTACATTTCATTCGGCCCCAGTTCCTTGATGGTTTCAAGCGTGATTGAGTCGTAGAGCCCGCGTTGCAACTTCTTTTCCTCGGCCGTCAGTTTTTTAGGCTTGTAGATGTAGTTGTCCTTGGTGCGTTTGGCCCATGTTATTCTTATTCCAAGTGGCGGCCTGTTCAGAGTCACTCCGTTCTTGTTCTGGTGTGATCCAGTCCATGTCCCAGGAGCGTAGTGCTTGTCCATCACGTAGTCGTAGCATTTCTCATTTGACTCGAACTCAACGACCTCCTTGCTGAGCAGCTCGGCGTCCTTCCACACGTTAATCTCGTATTTGTCCATAATTTTCATCAGAATACATACTGTCAATCATGAGGTATTCGATGTTCTTCACCCATCCCTTCGGTATCGTTATGTATCGTCCCCCCTCCTTGTCCTTCTCCTCGTCCTCCTGCGGATCAAGGCACCACGACCCCATGATCGTGACTCGTTCCTCGTCATTCCGTATCATCCATCCAATGTCAACGCACGTCGCGAGCTTCGCGTCGCGCATCTTGCCTAGATTAACCCATCCCGTTTCACCGTCCATGGCGTCCATCCAGGTTATGCGGACCATCGGCCAGCAGTACGGATATTTACTCGAGGGTGATTTTGTCGTGTCCGTTTCGTTCGAACTTTGCATTGTCATCATCCTCCCTGTGCCTGTGTCCTTCCGTCACTATGTCCATTATCTGCGATTTCGTCTGAAGCCGCACCTCATAGTCCTGGAACACCACGACCCAGAAGCGCGCTTCGCCCCCCTGCGTGGTCGTGGCCTTTCCGGCCTTGAAATTTTCCACTGTCTTCCTGAATCCCATCGATAATAGCTCCAGTAACTTGGACCTGAACAGCACGCGATCAGACATGTCTTCGAACCGCACGTACCACGAAGGCTTCTCCGTCAACCCCGTCTTGGGATTGATGGCGCCGTCCTCCACCTGGTGAAGATCAATGATCTTCTTCGTTAGTTGATGTTCCTGTCGTTCCATTTTACATTAACCCTGTCATAAACTTTTCGTACGTGTTCCTCATCGAACCCTTCCAAAGCCTTTATGCGCTTTCTCTCCTCCACGTCCTCCACGAATTCGTCAATCAGCCCCAGGACCATGTGAATCGGCAATCCCATGTCGTACATCTTGATAAGGGACAGCTTGTCCACGATCCAAGGAAACTCCTCATTGCCGCGCTCGGCGTTAATGAGAACCTTCTTAATTTTTTCTGTTACTTTTCTTAATTCTTTCATCTTTAATCTTTATTCCTCTCTCATCTGCTTCGTTCTTGATCAGCACCATCATCTGTTGTCCCGGTCCCCGCAGCGTGGAGAGCCCCATCTTGACTAAAGCGTCATAGTAGGGGATTCTCACGGCCACGGACTTGTATTTAGTCGTGTCAACCATTCAGCCTAGCCCCAGTCGAAGTCATCTTCATCCTTGAGTTTTTCGTCATCAATGATGTCATTGATGCTCTCAACGATCGCTTCCTCCTTCGCGTGCAGCGCCGCCAGCTTGTCAAGCTCCTTCCTGATCTTGTCAAGCGGGCTCAGTTTCTTCCTTGCTTTTTTCTTCTTTTCAGTTTTTCCCATTTTTACCTCCTGTGGTCATGGTTCTCATTTTCTCAACTTGCGGCATCCCATCCCGGAAATCCCAGTAATCAGGTGTTTTAATTTTTTTCACAGCCCGAAAACCATCTTGTATATCTGCATCACTATCCACAACGCGACAAAAATCTTTATCGGGATGATGAAGAACATTATGATCCCCCACATCACAGCCGCTGCGCCCAGTACTCGTAGTCCATCTTGTCGTGCTTCATCTGCACGAGGGTCACGAGTTCCTTGTAGTACGCGCCGCGCACGTGGTTCCGAAGCTTCCAGACGCGCGTCTTGTCGTTCGTCGGGGAGAGCTTCTGCGCCTCCGGGGCCATGATCAGGCCGCGGTAGTACATGATCCTGTCACCCCTCCGTGACTTGCCTATCCAATCATCAAACTTTTTCAGACTCAGCATTGAATCTCCTGTTATATCTCTCAACGACATCATTCACCTTCCCGTTCTCTTTAAGCGCCTGCTCCAGAAGTTTCAGTGCGAGGGCGGGTTCATCCTTTCGAATGAACTTATCCGCCCACTTCACCGTAGCGACGAGCATTCCTGCCAGACCACCGTAGCTCACTGACGCTCCGTCATGGTCTATGTTTATTAAATCCTTTACGCTTGTAATCTTTTCCATCATAATCCCTTGACTTGTGAAATTACTTTCAAGGCCTTCTTCTGCCACTCCCTCGTGAACTTTACCCAGTCAATAACCTCAATCTTGTTTTTTTGATCAGCAGCCTCTGTTAGGAACCATTGTGGTGGTTTTTCATTTTTCATATTTTTTTCTATCATAATCTTTTGCTCTTTGTGGGCAGGCCAACTTTGCGGGACATTGACCTACCCTAGGTAACTATAATATGCTTAGGATCATATTATAACAGCCCATATTATAGGGTAATTGATGGGATAAGTCAAGTAAAAGATTATGGCGGGAATCAGCCAAAAACACGTGTCAAGTAAAAAAACATTTTGTCGTGGTAAAAATACCACAGGAATGTTACACAATGTTTCTCAACTTCATTTCATCTCGGTGGACTCTCATCGCACATTCGTGCGAGAGGGTCCCGATTACAAGGACAGGACTGGTGGCGACTCGACTAAGAAATATATGGAAAAAATTTAAAAACTGGCTATACTATTCCCCGGAGAAAAGATACCTCAGAGGAAAGTAATCTTGATAAAAATATCATGCGGCAATAACTAATGGGACAGGCACTGGCGGAAGGAAAGACCATCACGGTCGGTGAAGGCAGCCTCACCATCGAACAGCACGGCGACACGGGGCTTGACGTGGGGGGCATAAAGCTCAACACGAACCTCCCCTGGTACCTTGACGCCCTCATGCTGCTGGGGCTGATAGCGCTCGTCTACGTGGGGAAG